AGGTGCGAGTCCTATGAGCCTTTGGCGAGAGATTTTGGGGCTTCCGCAAAAGAATAGCGCATCTCCCATGCGTAAGCGCGCATATCATGCTGCTAACACGGGTCGCTTGTTCGCTGACTTCATGGCCTCTAGCAAGAGCGCCGACAGCGAATTAAAGCCCGATCTTATCATTATGCGAAACCGCGCCCGTGCGCTGGCTCGCGATGATGTCTATGTAAAGCGGTATCTTGGCCTTCTTGAAACCAATGTGGTTGGCGATAAAGGTGTGACGCTTCAGGTAAAGGCGCGCAACACTGATAATAGCCTTGATGTAATCGGCAACAATATCATTGAGAACGCTTGGTTCCAGTTTGGACTGAAGGGTAACTGCACGGCTGATGGTCGGCTCTCATGGGTTGATCTTCAAAAGTTGGTGATGTCCACAACTGCTCGCGATGGCGAGATTTTCGTACAGATTGTCCGCAATCGTTCTTTTGCGCATGGCATGGCATTTCATCCGGTCGAGCCAGACCAGATTGATGAAATGAAGAATGAGCGCCTCAGAAACGGCCATGAAATTCGCATGGGCATTGAGGTCGATAGCAATCAGCGTCCGGTGGCCTACTGGGTTAAGCCTCGCCACCCCGGCGATTACGACTTTTCGTCAATCAGTCAGAATCCATCAGTTCGCATTCCGGCCAAGGACATTATCCATGTCTACAGGCAGGAACGGGCCGGACAGACGCGTGGCGAGCCTTGGATGGCGCCCGCCATGAGCCAGCTAAAAATGCTGAACGCTCACCGCGAGGCTGAATTGGTTGCCAGCCGCATGGCTGCATCAAAGATGGGCTTTTTTACGTCAGATAGCGGAGAAGATGCACCCGCTGATGATTATGATAACTCCGTTCCGATTATTGATGCTGAGCCCGGTACGTTCCATCAACTTCCCGCTGGTGTGGACTTTAAACCGTTTGATCCGACGCATCCGGCGACTGCCTTTGCTGAGTTCCAGAAGGGCATTCTGCGCGGGATCGCATCTGGTCTGGCGGTTTCCTATGCCAGCCTGTCGAATGACCTAGAGGGAACTTCTTATAGCTCGATCCGCCAAGGAGCGCTGGAAGAGCGTGACGCCTATCGGATGATGCAGCAGTTCCTGCTCGATCATTTCATCATTCCGGCGTACTCAACGTGGCTGATGCACGTTATGGAGTTTGGTTACATCCCGATCCCAGCGGCTCGCTTCGATAAGTTCTTCCCTGCCACCAGCTTCCGTCCGCGTGGTTGGCAATGGGTCGATCCGCAGAAGGAAATTAGTGCTGCTGTGCAGGCTATGCATAACGGCATTATGTCGATGCAGGATGTGTCAAACCAATATGGCCGGGACATCGAGGAAACATTCAGCCAGTGGCAGCGCGATCAGGAACTGGCAAGCCAGTTTGGCCTGACACTGGCTTTCTCGCCGTTTGGCGGCAATGAACAGGCGAAGGGAGCAGACGTTGTCCAGCCTCAAGCCGACTGAAGGCATGAAAGAAGAGGCCCAGCGCGGCCTCGATTGGCGGCGTGAGTTCGGTCGGGGCGGCACTGAGGTTGGCATTGCCCGCGCCCGTGACATCGTCAACGACCGTGAGCTTTCGCCTGAGACAGTGAAGCGGATGTACAGCTTCTTCAGCCGCCATGAGGTGGACAAGGAAGCAGAAGGTTTCCGCCCCGGCGAAAAGGGCTATCCGTCGAACGGTCGCATTGCTTGGGCACTCTGGGGCGGTGACGCTGGGTATTCGTGGTCAAAGGAAAAGGTTGCCAGCATGAAGGAAGATCGCGCTGCGCCTGACGCGCTAAAGGTTGGCGATTTCGTCGAATGGAATTCGTCTGGCGGCAAGGCCCGTGGTCAGATCGAGCATATCATGCGCGAAGGCACTCTTGGCATCCCTGATAGCGAGTTCTCGATTGAGGCCACCGAGGAAGACCCGGCGGCTCTAATCCGCATCTATCGGGATGGCGAACCTACCGAAACGCTGGTTGGGCACCGTTTCTCGACGCTTACCAAGATCGCGGCGATCCGTTCTATTGACGAAATGCGTCCCTATCCCAATGAACACGCTGCCCGCCTGAAAGACCCCAGCAAGTACGAGAGCTTCCGCCGCAAGAACAATGAAGGCGGCGAAGGTATCGACTTCATTTATGGCATTTTGCCAGAAGGTGGCAGTGAGCTTCAGGCCATTCGTTTTGACAAAAATCGCTTTACTCCGACTGAAGCCAAGGCTTGGTTGATTGACCATGACTTTAAGGCTATACTGTTCGAGGAGGCCAGTGGGGAACGCGCCGTGTCTGAAGAGCTTGAAGAGCGGATGAAGGTCAAGGTTGAGGTCGAGATCGACAGCGATCCTGTAATCGACGTTGAAGAAGACATGGGTGAAGATGGCCCTGAGTATGTTTTTATCTCGGAAGAGGCCGACCGCAAGAACGTAGTCGAGCTTGAGCGTCGCGCCACCGACATGGATATTCGCGGCGTTGACGAAAAGAAGCGCACTGTAAGCATTGCCGTATCTTCGGAGCTTCCGGTCGAGCGATCTTTCGGCAGGGAAATTCTTGTTCATGAGGACGGCGCCATTGATATGGCCTTCCTCGCGTCTGGCCGGGCACCGCTGCTGCTCGACCACGATATGGAGCGCCAGATCGGCGTGATTGAATCTGTCGAACTTTCTGCCGACAGGGTGCTGCGAGCCAAAGTCCGGTTCGGGCGCTCTGCACTGGCGCAGGAAGTTTTTCAGGATGTTGTCGATGGTATTCGCGGAAACGTCTCCGTTGGATACCGCGTCAACAAAATGGAGCGGTCTCCGACTGACAAGGACGCGTATCTTGTCCGTTCGTGGTCGCCCCTTGAGGTATCTGTCGTTTCGATCCCTGCTGACCCGTCAGTCGGCGTCGGTCGTAGCGCGGCTGCTCTCGAACCCAAACCTACCGTTGAACCATCCATCAAAAAGGAGGCCAAAATGGCTGACGAAGTGAATCTGGATGCGGTTCGGGCCGAAGCTGCTGAAGCTGCTGCCCGCAATGCCGCCGCCATCATCGAACTGGGTGCGCGCCACAACAAGCGCGACCTCGCTGACGCCGCTATCCGCTCTGGCAAGAGCATCGAGCAGTTCCGTGGCGAATTGCTGGAAGTGATCGGCAACGACAAGCCGCTCGAAAATCAGGACATTGGTCTGAGCAAGAAGGAAGCCCGTGGCTTCTCGCTGGTTCGCGCCATTGCCGCCCTCGCCAACCCCGGCGACCGTCGTCTGCGCGAAGCTGCTGCCTTCGAATTTGAAGCTGGCGAAGCTGCTGCTCAGCGCTATGGCCGCTCGGCTCAGGGCATCATGGTCCCCGTTGACGTTCTCGGCGTCTGGAAGCAGCGCGACCTGAACACCTCGGACGACAACGAACTGGTTGCCACGAACCTGATGGCCGGCGACTTCATCGACGTTCTGCGTAACTCGGCTTCGGTCATGCAGGCCGGCGCCCGCATGATGCCGGGTCTGGTTGGCAACGTGGCGATCCCGAAGAAGACCGCTGCTTCGGCTGGTGGCTGGATCAGCACTGAAGGCGGCGCTTCGAGCGAATCGGAACCGACCTTCGGCACTGTCAGCCTGACGCCGAAGACTGTTGGTGCGTTCACCGACATGACCCGCCAGTTGATCCTTCAGTCGACTCCGTCGGTTGAAGCTCTGGTTCGCGACGACCTGACGCAGGCGCTGGCTCTGGCTATCGACAAGGGCGCTCTGGAAGGCACCGGCCTGTCGGGTCAGCCGACCGGCATCCTCAGCACTGTTGGCGTCAACAAGCCGACCAACTTTGCTGCTGCGGTTCCGACCTTCGCTGAAATGGTGGCTCTCGAAACCGCCGTTGCCGAAGACAACGCTCTGATGGGCAACCTTGCCTACATCACTGACGCTGCCACCTACGGCGGTCTGAAGACCAAGGCCAAGGACGCTGGTTCGGGCATGTTCGTGATCGAGAACGGTCAGGCCAACGGCTACAACGTGATCCGCTCGCAGCAGTGCACCGCCGGGAACGTCTACTTCGGTAACTTCTCGGACCTGCTGATCGGCATGTGGGCCGGTCTGGACCTGACGGTCGATCCGTACACCGCTTCGACGAGCGGCACGGTTCGTATCGTCGCCCTCCAGACGGTTGACGTTGCGGTTCGTCACGCTGTGTCGTTCGCCTACAACAACGACGGCTAATTTGGTGAGGGGTGGCCGTTTGGAAGTCGCGGCCACCCCAATCCTTTGAGGAGGATATAATGGTATTGTCTACCGCCTCGATGATGGGCAAAAATTCGGAGAAGGTTATGGCAAAGTATAAGTGCATTCGCGGTGTGGTAACCAGCCAAGGCGTTGCCAACGTCGGCGACATCGTTGAGCTTTCTGAGCGCGAAGCCAAAGCCCTCTCGGCCAAGTTCGTGCCAGTGGAAGATGCGCCTGAAGAAATCCGGGTGGCAGAGGCGCCTGCCATAGAGCATCGCGATCCCGTTGCTCCCCGGCGCGGTCGTCCGGCTAAGGCGTTCAAGTGATCGAGTCTAGCGCAGACCTGCTTGACTTTCTGTCTCTCGACGACTTCGCCGAGAATGCGACCTATACGCCGATTGCCGGTAGCCCGGTAACGGTTCAGGGCATTTTCGATGCGCCGCAGGCGAGCCGCAATATCACCGAGATGATGGATGTCACGATCCCGGCGCCGCAGTTTGTCTGCCGCACTGTGGATGTCCCAAATGCGGCTGATGGCGATGCAATTGCTATCCGGTCAGTCAATTACTACGTTCGCGTTGTGATTACTGACGGGACTGGCATTACCACCCTGATGCTGGAGAAGGCATGAGCCACGTTCGCAACCAGATCAGAAACCGCATCGCGACCTTGGTGACTGGGCTGCCGGTCACCGGGGTAAGCGTTTATAAGATGCGGCGCTATGCTCTGGACGATTCCAAGCTGCCGGCGATCTGCGTTTACACTGGCGATGAATCCAGCAGCCTGATTACCGTTGGGACTCGCACGCTGCGCCGCGTCATTAATGTCGTGGTGGAGGTGTTTGCTAAAGGCGCCAGCGCAACAATCTCAGACACGATTGATAATATCTGCGTGTCGGCGGAAGAGGCCATTGCTGGCGACTTCACCCTGAACGGCCTAGCTAAATCGACAGTTCTTATCTCCACGGAAACTGATGTTAACATCGAGGGCGAGTCCGGCATCGGTTCGGCCCGCTTGGTCTACGCAGTCGAATATGTTACAAGCATTAATGATGTGGAGACTGCCCGGTGAAAATGATCCCAGTCTATAACGCCAATGGCGATAAAATTCTGGCCTGCGCCTGTGATTTGGGTTACTACCAAACCATAGGTTGGACGCCTGAAGAGCCGGCCAAGGCACCTGCCAAGGCCAAGTCAAAAAGCACTAAGGAGGCTGAGTAATGGCTACTCACACTGGCAGTGAAGGCACCGTCAAGGTGGGTGCCAATACGATTGCTGAAATTCGTTCGTACTCCATCGAGCAGACTTCGGACACCGTGGAAGATACCACGATGGGCGATTCTTGGCGGACTCATAAGACCACGCTGAAGGCTTGGAGCGGCACGGTTGATGTTTTCTGGGACGAAACGGACACTAACGGCCAGACCGCGCTTGTGGTTGGCGCTGAAGTGACCGCGAACTTCTATCCTGAAGGCGCAACGACCGGCGATGCCTATCTATATGGCACCGCCATTGTCACCGGCAAGACTGTTTCGGCCAGCTTTGATGGCATGGTTGAATCGACGATTACGCTTCAAGGCACTGGCGCGCTTACCACGGGGACCGCTGCGTAATTTTAACTGAAAGGAATAAGTATGAGTATCGCACAGCGGATTGCGGCTCGAACGAGCCAGAAGCGTCATATCGAAGTACCGGCGTGGGGTGAGCCGGGTAGCCCTGAAAAGGTCTACTTCGGCCCCCTGCTCGCCGGGGAGCTTAATCGCATCCAGCGCAAGCACCCGACTTTCCTCCAGTCGGCCTCGTTTGAGGCGATGGTCGATCTAATCATTCTCAAGGCTGAGAATGGTCAGGGCGAAAAGCTTTTCACGCTTGAGGACAAGCCGGTTCTGATGCGGGAAGAGGTGTCGGTTATCTCCAGTGTGGCTGCCGAGCTTATGTCAGGCACCAATGTCGAGGAACACGAAAAAAACTAAGAAACGATCCGCTAAGGTATAATCTGATTACTTTGGCGGATCGTCTCGGCAAAACCATCGCAGAGATTGAAGAAATAACAGTTTCGGAATATAACGAGTGGGCTGCATACTTCAGTATTGAAGGCGAAAGGCGGAAAAGTGGCTCAGCAAAACCTTGACTTCAACATTGCGGCGAACGTCAAGGGCATGGAAGCCATTGCCACGCTGATTAATCGCGTCGGCGCTCTTGAGGCTGAAACGAAGAAGCTCGCGTCAGCTAACTCGGCGCTTTCTACCTCAACCGACGCGGTGATCCGCAACGGCACTCGCTATAACAATGCTCTGGATGCCCAGTCCAAGGAACTGCGCAACGCCCGTCAGGGTACGCAGCAGCTTGGCATGCAGATCAACGACTTTGCGACTTCGGTTTCTACTGGGTCGAGCATTACGCAGGCGTTCAATCAGCAGATCGGTCAGGTCGGCTACGCCATGTCCATGATGGGCGGCACGGCTGGCCGAGTCGGTAACTTCTTGGCTGGTCCGTGGGGCGCGGCGATCACTATTGGCGCTATGGCGCTTACCCCGCTAATCCAGAAGCTCTGGGAAACCTTTAATGGCGCCAACGCTGCCGGCAAAGCGCTGACGGACCTAATCAAGAAGCGTCAGGCATTTCTGGCGGATAAGTTTGCGCTAAACAATGCCGAGAAGGACCTAACCAAGCTTATCAAGCGCCGTGGAGAGCTTGAGGCCGAAATTGCCAAGCAGGGTCGGCGCGATGCAAACGGGAACCTGATGTTTGTTTACCGCCAGCAAAAGGAACTGGCTGAAGTAAATAAGCTGATTGCGGAAGGGCGAGATGCCGTTGACGCAGAGCGCACATCGCGCTTGGGGCTTGATCTAGAGCCCGTTGCTCGCGACCTATTTAAGCAGCCTGAAATTGCCAAGGTTGGCGCTGGCGGCGGCAAGTCCATTGGTAAAAGCGCCGCCGAAGAGGCTGAAAAGGCCCGCGAGCGACTGGCCGAGATTGAGCGGGACATCGAGCGGATTCGCTATAAGGGCGATCAGGCGATGCGCGAGGAGTTGTCGAAGCTCTCCAACGATCAGGAGGCCAAGCTTCAGGAAACGCTTAAGAGCGCTGAAGAGATGGGTATGGCCGCTGCTCAGACGCTTAGCGATAAGGTCATCAAGCCGTTTATTACCCAGCTTGAGGAGCTTGATAAATCCTATCAGCGCATTGGTGGTGCCGTCTCCGATGCCTTCAAGGGCATGCTGACCGGCGCCATGTCGTGGAAGGACGGCATGCGCGGCATTATCAATGCGGTGATTGATGAACTGTGGCGGCTCTATGTCGTTCAGCAGATCGTCGGCATGGTAACCAAATTCCTCGGCGCCATTGGTCTACCCGTTCCGGGCTTGGCTGGAGCCCGCGCTGCTGGTGGCCCGGTTTCGGCCAATAAGCCGTATCTGGTTGGCGAAAAAGGCCCTGAAATTGTGGTGCCGGGCAAGAGCGGAACCGTCATCCCCAACCGCAGCATTGGACAGACTGGCGGCGGCGGGACCATCATCAACGTAGATGCTCGCGGTGCAAGTGATCCGGCTGCTGTCCGCGCTCAGGTCCAGCAGGGTATTATTGAGGCGGCGCCTTCCATTATCGCAGCGGCGCAGGCAACGACGATCAAGTCTCTGCGCCGGCCCCGCCTCGGAGGTGCAATTAAATGACGACCATTGCGATGCCAGCCACGCCTAAGCCGCAGACGATGGCTTGGCGGCTTATGATGCCGACGCAGGCCAATATCTCGTCGTGGACCGGCAGGCGGCAGGTCGTGGCCTCTGGTCGCGGCTGGTGGGAGTGCCAGTTTCAGCTTCCGCCGATTGTCGGATCGTCAAACATCAATGCTTGGCGAGCCTTTATCGCGCTTGCTCGCGGCACTGCCAATGACTTTAACGTCCCCGTCGATCCCACGGCGCAGAGCGCGCTTGCCAATACCGTTAGCACCAATGGCGTGGATCAGGTCGGCAGGAACATTGCCACTGACGGCTGGCCGGTATCGACGACCGTCCTTCAGGCTGGTCAGTTTGTCACGATTAATGACCAGCTTTTGCAGGTGACCGCCAATGTCACCAGCAATGGTTCTGGGCAGGCGACAATCGCGGTAGAGCCGCCGGTACGTCAGCCGATCACTGATAATAGCTCCGTCGAGTACAAAAACCCGTACTGCAAGATGTACTTGGTCGAAGAGCCTAATCTGTCAGTTGAGGCTGGCTATGTTTACAGCCTTGCCCTTAATCTGCGAGAAGCCTTTTAATGGTTGACGCCACAACCCAGAATGCTCTTGCGAGCCAAGTCCTAAATTGGCGGATGCTTATCTATGCTGATGTGGACGGCGACGTATTGCGCGCCACCAGCGGTCTTTATGATAAGGTCGTGGTAGGCTCTGGCGACTTTGAGCTTGATGGCACTTACGAGAGCTACGACCACAATCTTCTTGAGGTCGGCGCGGTTAGGCACAACGAAAGCGGTTCGGAGACGGTTTCCATCTCGCTCGGCGGGCTGCTGGTCAATCTGGCCTTCATTCAAGAGCGCGACGACTCGCTAATCTACGACCGTTTTGGCGCTTTGGTGCAGGGGCGCGTCACCGACTTCCTTAATACAATCGGCGACCGCTCGCGCTGGCAGGGCCGGGCGGCTAGGCTGTGGTTCTACTGCGTGGACGAAAACGAAACGCAGATCGGCTCGATCATTCCCTATTACACCGGGTACATGAACGACATTACCATCAGCGGCTCGCCAGAAGAGCAGCGGGTCACGCTGACGATTGAAAACTACCTCGCCACGCTATCTGGTGCGCCGGGCAAGACCTACCTGATGCAGAAGATTTTCGATGCGGCGGATTCCAGCGCTAACGCCTCAATCTCGGCTGCGAACGGCATTGGTATGGGCTCTGGCTATTCGGGCGGGGGCGATGTTTATTACGGCGGCGGTGGTGGTCGCGGAATTGATTCTGATGTGAGAATGGTATGAGACTATCGAACTGGGAAGAGCGCCTTGTGCAGTACATTGCAGAAAAGCGCCACGAGCCATTTGCCTACGGTATCAATGACTGCTGCACATTCACCGGAGGGGCCGTTGAGGCGGTCACCGGCGTTGATGAAATGGCAGAATTTCGCAATGCCTATAACAGCCTCGCGAGCAGCGTTCGCGCCCTAAGAGAGATTGGTAATGGCACCCTTGAGGAAACTATCGACGCAAAATTTCCTGCGATTGAGCTTAGCCATGCTCAAAGGGGCGACATTGCTTTTTTTGATGGCTCTATTGGTGTAGTAATGGGCTCGTTCGCATGGTTCGTTTCTGATGACGGACTGGAGAGGGTGCCCAGAGCGATGTGGGACAAGGCTTGGAGCGTCGGCTAAATGGGTAAAGTCCTAAAGATTATTGCCGGCGTTGCGCTAATTGCCCTTGCCGGACCAATCGGGGTTGGCCTTGCCTTTGCGGGTGTAGGCGCTGCGGCAACCATTTCGACCGTCATGATCGCAGTCGGGGCGACGCTCGCTCTGTCCGGCGTGTCGAGTATGCTGGCGCCCGGCATTCCCAAAAGCCAGTTGTCGCGTCTTAACGTCAGCCTTGAGCCCGCCACGCCGCGCAAAGCGGTGTTTGGCACCACGGCGATGAACCTTGATCTCCGCTACCATGAAGCCAGCGGGACTAATCAGGAATACATTGACTACATCATCGCCCTTGCCTCGCATAAGGTTAAGTCGATTGATGAGATTTGGTTCGAGGATAAGCAGGCTTGGACGGCTGGTGGCGGCGTTTCTGGAACGTATTCTGGCTACCTGACCGTCAATACGAGAATCGAAGGTAGCGTTGCCAATGCCATCATTATCAATGGCGGCTCCAAATGGGGCAGTAGCACGCCGCTGAC